GGTATTTAGGGGGGTTGATTAAGGGGACCAATAGACTGTTCGCACGATTACGTTTATTCTCAGATATAACGAATGTACGAGCGAAATACCCACCATGTAAATCTTTCTTAGCGAAGAAATCATTCGAGTGAGCCTCATTTGTAGCCGTTAACATTGTGATGGTTGGATCTTTCAAATTGAATGTTTCCATCTTCAGTAGTGAACGCCATTCACCGATGTTGTATTGTCTATCATATAAATCTGTTAGAATATCTGTGGCTACCTTGTCTTCAACTATTGAACTAGTCAACTCACTACTACATATGAACGCCGTACTTTTAGAGATTACCTTCCCGCCCGGTTGAGTCTGTGCTGTACCCAATTCTTTTAAGATACCCTGAATAGACGATCTGCCCGAAATAATACGCGTCCCACCTACGCCTCTCACGAGTTGTTTCGCCATCGATATCGGTGGACCTTTTTTCAATCCCGACTCGGCATGAAACATCACATATATGTTCGGATACAGATTGTGTATGTGTCTGTCTATCCATACATTGTCCTTTACTATGGCTGATATGGCAGCCAATCCACCCCACATCCAGAAGTTAGTCGGAGATTCAAGTTCTGCGTGTTGAAAGAGTAATTGTTCTAGCCATGTCATCACATCTCCTTGATTGTCTGTTTCAATCAGTCACAATGAATTGTTCGGTTATTGTGAGTGCGCGTACATCAGCTACTTGGGGAGTCTCAAATTTAATTGGTTCAGTTTTGAACTTGAATTTCTTGAAATCACAATAGTTCTCACCAATTTCTACATCACATGGAATCTTCAGATACTTTCGAGGTAGACTACATTGAAGGAAATTAATAGGTCGTTCCATTTCCTTCTTGGCTAATGGAATAAATTCATCCACATCTCCGATTCTGACTGAAAATAATAATGCGTCATGTGCTTCAAGTATAATCTTCGCTTCTTTGAACTGTTTTTTAATTCTAAGACCAGCGGCTTTAGTATTATCAGTGACAGCTCTCTGCGGAAGATATGCAAGTGCTTCTCTAAAAAGATCGTCTCCCCATCGTTCATAAAATATACGTACACCACCTCGTTCAGCATCAACACCCCACGGAAGTGGTGCAGTAAGTCGTCTAGTTGATTTAAGGCATTCAATAACCTCGGCGTGGAAGATTCGTTGTATTGTTGGTTGTTTTCCATGAAATATTTTTAATGCCCTTCCCGCGATGTTTTCATCAATTTTGATAGGTATCTTGTACTTACGGGCTTGAGTGTTAAGTTCCGTACTGGCCCGTCTTGCACCAGCCCCCAAATGACCCGCATGGCGTAGTGTTTTCCCTGCAAAACGAATGGGCGATTCATACCCCAAAACTTTTTTAGAATAGTCATCTTCAGTTCCTCCGAAGAACCATGAAGCTGTGAGTGCATGATAGTCATGAGTATCAATATCTATTAATGCCTGTTCATCCATCGCCAAGTTAAATACTACACGCGCTTCGGCCTGAGATGAATCTAATTGAACGAATACTTCACCCTCATCCGGGAGATACATTCCTCTAACATCAGCTCCAATATCACCATGTTTCGTGAATACTTGGAATGCGGTTCCTATCACTTTCATGTCGATCTTTCGACCCTTACCCACAATATCTATTTTTGGTCTAATTGGCGGATCTTGCTGTCCAGTACTACTACGACCCGTTTCAAGACATGGAAAACAAGTAGTCCGCATCTTTCCATCGAAGTCAGGAATTGCCATTAAGTACGTACTGATTGTTTTCTTAACACGTCGTCTCTCTAAACACTTTTCAATCCATACCCTTTGGTCAGGTCTACTTACACCATTCTTTAGATTTAATAGACTAGTTAATTCCTCTTCACCAGTTCCATTCCTTCGAGGTAGTTTCCATATCTCGAATAAATGATGATACACCTGAGTCGGTGAACCTACATTTACATCAACCCCTGATAGATCGAACATTTCAGTCTGAAGTTTCTCATCCCAACTTAGATATTTTTCAATTAATTCCCTTCGTTTATCATAATCAACTCTGAATCCATTGTTTTCAATCTCTAGATAGAATTCAGGTAATTGCATTAGAAAGTTGTAATAGAATTTCCTGACATCTAATTCATCTAGGTCAGGTTCCATATTTTGATCTATTTCAAGTGTGACACAAGCGTCACGTGCGCATCCGAGCAGTAAATCTCCAATTGACCCCTCATACATACCCTCGTCCTTATAGAAGGGTTCCCTGGTATAAATAGAAGTATTGAATGCAAGCCCTTTTGGGAGTTCAGGATTAATGGCGAAAGACTTGAACATTGTATCACTAATGAGTTTTCTGATAGAAAATCCAAGTCTACGAAGTTTGTCCCTGTCGTAATTGAAATTTTGTCCAACAATGTCCTTCTCCATTAGTAATTGAGATAACATGACCCATATTGTAGCTAAATCTGAAATTGGTATATCACTAATTCTATCCATATTCCATAGGGGAACCGCCATTCCATGATTTGGATTCAATGACAATCCAATACATATGGGCAGACAATGACCACCAGCCTCAATGTCTACCGCCATCTTACTGATTGATTTGTATCTTTGAAGGAATTCGTGTAATTCGCCGGAATTACGACAGACTTGAAGGACTCGATTGGGGAGATTAGATTCGGGGTGGAATGATTCCGCGAGTGCGCGTTTGAAATCGAATATCATTACCTGTCGATTGTAGTATCCTTTAATTTCACCAGGGCTACCCGAATGTATAAGATCCTTGGGATGATAGGTAGGAATAAGTTTATAACCCATCCCTCTGAGAATAGACCCTCGGAACTTATTAATTTTTGTTTTCCCAGTGAGCGCCCATAGACTAGTCCCACTGAGAGCGAGTATACAGTTTGGCTTGAGTTCATCTAATTCAATTCTTAGTTCGGAGAGTTGTTGGTCTATATTAACTCCAACTGATTCAGTCCGTTTACTGAATGGAATCTTTTTAATCCCGGTATTAGGTGGAATATGATACTTCGATACATTCGTAGTCCAAACTTCAGACCTACTAATCCCAGAATCCTTAAGTAGTCGATCTAATTCCCTGCCACCAGTCCCTGTAAATGGTCTACCTGAATTAACATCCTCAGACGATGGACAGTCACCTAATATGATTAATTTCGATCCAGCATTTCCCATGCCTGGGACGTATTTATTCATTTAAGCCAACCTATACTTTTTTTATCCAGTTCTAACTCCTTAGCTTGTTTCAAGAATTCATATAATTTATCGATATCTCCTTCTTCTAATTGAATGACATTCATTCCTTGACCCAGGTAAATAATTCGTGCATGATCTTCGTATTGACGAACCTGCAAATCTATTTCTGGTATGTAATCTTGTACTTTAAGAGTAATAAACTTTGAACATTTCAATTCAATCATTTGTTTTCTTCTTTTATCTCGAATACCTTAGAACAAACACAACATAACCATTTATTAGGTAGAACTGTTAGTTGTTCCATCATAGTTCTATCACAGTTGCTGCAATTCGGGCATTTTATCTTCATCTTTCTTCTCACGTTTATCGATTACCTTGATATGTATCGCTCTGTATCCATTCTCTGGAACTTGCACAGGAATGAACTCAACTATCATTCCAGTCTTTAATTCCTTGAATCCAATTGTTGATTGTTGTAATGCCGTCCAATGAAAAAAGATTCGAGTGAATTCGATATCCTTTGAACTGATGAATCCCCATCCGTTCTTACTAATCTTGATGATTCGCCCTGTAATCTTATTCTCTACTCTCTTCTCTGTTTCAGTCATTTCATTCCCCTAATAGTTCCTTAAAAGGCGGACACGCATCCGTGATTCACCTACATAATTGTGGTGACATTGGATGCGTGTCCTACCGTCAAATGAATGATTGAATGAACCAACTTACACTAACTTCAACCCTACTTCAAGGAAAGTTAGTGAATTCTGATTTCATTCAGTTTCATTTGCCGGATCTTCTTCAACTTCGTCGATTTCATCTTCTTCCTCAGTATCATCGTCATCTACATCTTCATCTACATCTTCATCTACATCTTCGTCTTCGTCTTCCGATTCATCTAATTCCGTGTCATCCAATTCCACATCATCGTCATCATCTACATCTTCCACAGGATCTACATCGACTTCGTTTAGATAGAATTCCATGATTGTCTCCATCGATTGTTGGACTCACATTAGAGTCATTTGTTTGTATGAAAATTAGCCGACTTCCACCCCTGCTCGGCAAACACAGGCTGAGTCATTGGCTTACGCCAACTAGGTGGGAACTGATTCAATTGAATTGTGGGATGCGGGCGAGCGCAGTCTGTCTTATTTGACTTTACAGTCTTATTCGACATCATCCCACAATTAACTAAAGACTACGAAGCCTTCGCAGTTCGATATTTGTGATTAACGCGATTGACCATACGACCCTGCCATTCGCCATTTTCCACAAATACTTCCACGAACTTACCCGCGGCATTAGCCAAGTCGAATCGTTGACCTGCTTTCACATCAACTCCAAATGCTGACAGGAATCCAACTGCGAATCCTACAGCCTTAGAATTGAAGTTCCAATCGACAGGAACCCCGGCGAATTCCGTTGAACCGGAGTCCGCATTCTTCATGATGGTACCTTCAACTGGATAGTTAGTTGAACCACCATCTTTAGATGGAGCCTCACCGATGGCATCGATTCTCATCAAATACCATGCGGGTTCAACTACTTTTCCTCTCAGTAGATCACGCTCAGAAAATTGTACGATAGGCATCATTCACTCCGTTGTTGTTGTTAGAACTTTGTTTCTTGCGTTGGATTGGATTTCATTTTCTCTATGGCAGGTTTAACCCAATCATTGTACAGTGGTCTGTCACCAAAAACTATCTCCCTATCCAATCCTAATGCCGTACGTGCGAAGTCATCCCCTGTATGTTCAGTTAATAGTGAATAGTCACCTCCTTGACCTTCAATGAATCCCTTCTTAATGTTGAAGTGATATACCTCAAGACAATAAGCAGGAATCTTAGCAGCTACATTCTTACCAGCGGTCACAATCTGCCGACTGATATGTGTTACATTTTTCGTTGTATCACGATATTCAGCCTTAACGACGTGAGCGATTAGAATGATATTGACCTTATGGAACTTGTTGATATCCTTCGTCAATGCAATCAACTCATTTAATGCCGACGACTCAGCGTTGTAATCTTCAATTTCGTTGACTGCGATTCCTGCGACTAGTTTCCCTGCGGTTCCACCTGACTTTTTAGTTTGACCGTATTTCAATTTCATCGTTTGTCTGAGTGTCATGTCAGCCATCGATGTAATCGAATCGAATACTAGTGTCTTGTATGGACAGTTCAATTGAAATTGTTCTAACTTAGCTCTCGGTTTATTCCAATCTTCGTAATCTTCGTAACTGATAGTTGATGGATCTATTCCCCATTTCTTCATGGGAAGATAGATTCCTTCCATCTTTCTATCCCAACTGAACCAGAATTGTGGGCCTGGATATGATAATGCTTGAGTTGATTTTCTAGTTCCAGGCTCGCCCTTTAACATTACGTATAGTCCATTGAAATCGATATCATTCATTGATGGCATTACTTCTTATCCTTCCATTTACATACCATACAAATTCCATCTTTGGCGACAGTCCATTGTCCACAATTAGAACACTTGACCATAAGTTAATCCCCAGTCCTGATTCCGTTATCTTTAATGACTTGACGTTGTTTCTTTCGTCGGATTTGTTTTACTTCATGAACTAAATTACTCGTTTCAATGATACGTTCTTCCAATTGTTTGATGTATTGATTCAGTTGTTCGGTTGAATAATTCTTAATGATGGATAGTAATTCTTCTTTAATCATTCTTCATCACTCAGTTCTTCTATAATAGTATCCATCCAATGATCAGGATGTTGAATCATATGACGATGAGCATCAGAGAATACAAGCCATTCACAGTCTAGTAATTCAAATCCTGGTGTTCCCCTTTGATGTTTATTAGTACCCATACAATCATGGCATATGAATTTAATCTGTAGATTCATTTCTTTTTACCATAAAGTAATTTACCACATCGAAGACATGACCCATGATAAGGTTGATGCCCTCGAAAGAAACAGATGATTCGACTGATTAGATCTGGTGTATGTTCATTGTACATCACTCGCTCCGCTCGTGCCATCAAATAGTTAATCCTCATCACGATTGTGTGGATCCCATTTAGGTGATTTAGTGAATTCCGCTCTCAATACTTCCACACGCATTCCTCGGTCTGATTCACACACTGGCTTAAACATACATGAACCATACAAGTTATCACAATGCGTATAATCAGGAGGCCAATAACCAGATTCCATGAATTGAATCAGTCGATAAGCCTCATATGGAATTGTCTCATTCTGCCATTCGTCTAATCTGTCCTTACTATAACTCACCACTTCTCTTGTGAGTCTTTCAGAAATTTTCAGAGTAGTCTGCAACCCAATCTTGTTGACGATGACATTTCTAGATTTCAGTAGGACACAATGACCCATGAACTGATTACTTAGACTCGACTTATTCCGACGTTGTTTAAATGTCTTGTGATCTACTGATACGATTCCGATTTGATTTGTATCGATGATTAGATCGAATTTCGCTTTCCACAAAACACGAATCTCATCATCTTCGTAGATTACTTCACCCTTAACCGACTCGGCAGCTAATGGAATGAATGAATCATTCTTATACATCTCGAAGTATTGTTCACATGTTTCTAATGCGAACTTCCAGCCTACATTCCATCCCTCATTTAATTCGGGTGTGTTTTGTAGTCCAGGGTATTCCGCTGGTTCATGTTTACATTCTGGTGAGTCCGTGTCACCTGATGAACAGAATGGACAGCCCTGAATATAAAGATTCCCCGCAGTTAGTCCCTGACTAATTGATGTATTACGTGGAAACCCTTTAATCATATGATCGTAATACACTTCAAGAACCTTGTGAATCAATGAACCTACTTCGAGAGAGTTGGACTTTCCTTTCATTGAAACTAATTGATTATTGAACCGAATGTCATAGTATCTAGCACAACTCATCAATGTACTGAGCATCGTTGCATCTAATGCTATGTTCTTCTTAGGTTGTGGTATTATGTCCATCTTTTCTCATCATATCGATTAATTGTTTAGCCCGAGGAGTCAGATGTAATTCACATTCCTCAGTAGTTGCACATCGAAGTTGTCCATCTGACTTGAAGATACAGACTGTACCACATTTAATGCAAATAGTCATATCTCCCTCTGATGGAATCACTATTTCCATCGGACTATCCACACTAGTTACCATATCCAAGATTCTATGACAAGTTGGACACGTATGTTTTGGAACGAATGTACTTGCTATCATCTACTTTTCCCAATTCTCAGCCATCAGTTGAATCTTATCTTCAGGAATTCCATGAATACTTCCATGTAATGAACCCGACATGGTGATTTCAGTTACTCGATATCCATGTTTAGAAGCCATGTCAAGATATGGTTGAATTTCCCATCGTTTAACGAATGTATTAGATACCACGATGGTACTATAGTCATCCAACATACTTAATCTCACCATGTCTTGACACCATTCATGGGCATCTTTGATTTTCTCTCGATCGTATTCGTAGACTCCACCTCTCATGAAGTATTGATCGGCTTCAAAGTGAAGTCCATCTAATGTTTTAGCGAATGTCGTCTTACCACTTCCGGGGAGTCCGCGTACGATGATTAGTTGTTTCATTTGTTTATCCTTAGGACTAATGGAGTCCCTCGAAGTTGTCATCCTTCAATTGACTTAAGAGTTCAACGAATAACTTCCGAATCACTCGGAGTAATTCCATTGAATTATCTTCAAGTTTATCGACTCCAATCGCTATTTCTCCACCATGTTCTAAGTAATTATTGAGATGTTTCCTAACTACTTCAACATCTTCTTTATTGATTGGAACAGTGACAAGATAATGACTCATTTCGATGAATGTCCTCTTTCAAGTATACGGACACGCGCCGAGGTATGAAGTCTGCGTGTCACCTTCTTATTCTTACCAGTCTTGTGTTTGTAGTTACCTGAATTCAATCGATTAGTTGGAGATTTAGGTCTGAGGGTATATTCTCCTGTAGCGAAGTCCTGATGCCGATCGAATGATATGATTTCACGTTGAACTGACTCTGGTGTAGCGAATCGAACCGCTACATCTCCTTTAATGACATACGATGAACTTAATCCAATGATGACTCCATCTGCGTGCAACTCGCGCTTCGTCGCTCGTGCCAATGCACAGTTCGATGGATTCATTTTAGTTGCATCTTTGCAGTCTTTTCGATTGACTGATACCTCAATCGTTACATCCGAGTCAACGACTGATTGAACCTGGGGAAATAATTTACGAATGGAACGTGGTAATGATGTTTTAGTGTTTGACATTTTGTTCTCCCTCAATTTCAATTATCCGAGTTTCCAATTTAACTACACAATTCTTCAGTTCCATTACTTGATCGATTAGATTGGTGACTAGTTCCAACAACTTGTAGTCGTTCTTTAGTCCTTCCTCTGATGATTCGACAATCATTCCAATTAACCTATCGTATAGTGTTTTAGGCATTAGACTAATCCATTCTCTTTGCAGTGGTCACAGTCGGCAGATTCGAGTACGGCGTGACGAATGTATCTATTTTGTCCCAATAGTCTCATTAGTATGTTGTATGTTGTATAAGGTAATTCATTACCGAGAGTCATCATCAAATCCGTCTCAGCATTTTCCTGAAGTTCACATTGTTTCGTGAGATATTCTTTCATCTTATCATTCATTTGATTTACTCCAATTTAGGCGCACAGCACTGATGGATACTAAAGAACTACGAGGGAATTAAATCCCTCGATAGTCCATCCTATTTAATTAAAGTACCGACAGGAACATCCCACAATCGGTCCATGTACATTGAATTCATACACGCACTCCCCTGTGGAAGTCCGCGTCGATATCGACCGACAGACCACCTGGCCCATATTCTATCAGCTTCGGTCATACTCTCTACAATGACCTCGGCCTTCAATACACCAGATACCGCCATTTGGAGCCGTACCGGCTGCTTAGTTTGAACTAGTTTCAACATTAGAATACCATGTCCTGACAAGATTGACATAGACCACTGATACGATATTCACGCTCACTTAATTCGTCACGGAATCCGGTGATTGGTTGACCGCATCCGATGGGAGGATTCACACATTTGTTTCCTTCGATGGCAGTAGTACGACCTGATATCGCTTCAAGGAATCTTGTGATGTGTGGTGACTTTTTAGTTGGTTCCATTTCTGTCTCCTAATTGGTGTTAGTAATTACTCGTTCGGGGACTATAATCCATTGAACTGTAGCCCCCTGACCAGGAATTACTTGGTCGTTAGAATCTTCTTATTCTTTTTCGCGTTATGGGCATTCACGATGGTCTCAGCTAATTCCTTCATTAGTGAGTCCTCATTCCATTGTGGCATCTCACCTTTATTCATGCCATCATGGAACTGATATCGCTTCCTTTCAACGATGCCGTCTAGTGTGGAATCTATAGCCGTGAGTCCTTCCATGTGCGCGTATATCGCTGACACTGAAGTACTCACACTTCCTATACGAATGAATCTACTCTCTGCCTGTTCTTCTCTACCAGGATTCCACATTCTTTCGTGTAACACGCAATCACAACACGTCTGGAGATTTAATCCCTCTCCTGCAGCGATTGTTGATGCCACAAGAATCGCCTGTTTGGATTCGTTGAATATCGTTTGGGTAGTGTGAACCTGACTTGAATCCATCCCTGATACGAATTTCAAGACTGGAATATTATTTCCATGAACTGACTTGAAGTAATCGAACAACATGTCCTGAACATCTTTATGGTGGGCAAACACCACAATCTTACGGTCAGTGTCTTCGATGAATTCGTTGACATATTCCTGGGTTGCATCAATCTTAGCTAGTGCGACTAGATGCCGCATTTTAGCCATTGCTGCAATAATAGCCATGCCACCTAAATTACCTGACTGTTCTTCAAACCATTTAACGAAATCATCAACTGCCACG